GATTGATGATAATGAGCGCCGTATTGTGAATGCGTATAATTGGTATAATTATGCAGTGGCAGATAAAGATAAGAATAAGCTCGTAGCGGACTATATCAGTAAAAATGCGGCCACAAGCGATGATGTTCGTGCTATCAATGCGCTAGATTGTTGGCAAATTCCCAATTGGTTCCTATCCCAATGCCGAATGCAATTACGCGGACTAATTTTGTCGGATGACCGTAAGAAGGCATTCGATATCAGGCTACAAGATATGATCCGCCTTGGAATGGAGAAACTTGAAAAAAATAAGATCAAGACCCAGACAACGGCCGTCGGTTCAGTACACGACAATATTCGTTTGTCTGCACATAATAAGTCCGCCTATATCGATGATCAAGTCGATAAGATGTTCTCAGATCCGAAGCATACATTCAATTGCTATGAATGGCTATTGGCCGAGAAGGTTGGGCCCATGGTTGCAGTGAGGCTGGGCGATATGTATCGTGATGAACTAGACGAAATTGAACTCGCGCTAAATAAAGGCGATATACAGGTCGTTGAAGGTTATTCGTCGTATAGTAAAAAGCATCTAATCGCTGTTCGAGATTTCTTTCGAGCAATAATTGCAGACTGTGAAACTTGGGCGCGAAATCAGAAGAAGAAGCCCAGAGCGAGAAGAAAGACTACCAAAAGTGCGGATCAACATGTTCGCAAGCTTAAGTATATGAAGGAATTCCCAGAATTAAAGCTGGTTAGTATCGATCCATCCAAGATCGTCGGCGCAAATGAATTGTGGGTATTCAACACTAAATACAGAAAGCTACAGCATTATGTGGCACGTGATCGTGGCGGACTGCAAGTCAAGGGAACTTCCTTGCGTAATTTTCACGATATTAATTCTGTCGCCAAGACGCTAAGAAAGCCCACGGAGGTATTGCCCAATATCATGACTGGTGGAACTAAAGCAGTTAGCCGAGTATTTGACGCCGTACGATCCGTGGCCACCAAGTGCAATGGGCGTATGGGAGAATCGTCTATCATTCTTCGCGTCATTTAAATGCGCGATACATCAAATGTAGTTCATTCTTTTCCTGTCAATAGGATAGTGCGCCGATCATCATCCCCACAGAATTATTCGGAGCGACTTAAGAAGCATCACATAAATCAGATTCTGGATAACAAAGCAACGATTCTAGCTGTGCAATTACTACTCGAAGGCATCGATATTGATGATGTTGAATTCACAAAGGGATTCTCGCTAGCTATGGAATTTCTTCGTGCAGCACTATATAAGACGTATGGTATTGATCATCCTCTACAATTAACCGCGACTGAAATAATTAATCATATAACGAAGAAACCGGAACAGTAAATTCGTCCTTAACTTCTATAACATGAAATAACAATATTATGATTCTTCTAGACCTCTCACAAGTTATGATTGCCAATATCATGGTATATCTGACTCGCCACAATGGTGCATCCCAAATTGTAGATGAGAATACAATACGTTATATGGTATTGAATAGCATTAGGTTACTTCGCAATAAATTCAAAGAATCCTACGGCGAGATGATAATCTGCTGCGATTCCAATGATGTATGGCGAAAAGATATTTTTCCGCACTATAAAGCCAATCGTAAGAAGATGAGGGAAACTTCTATCGTCGATTGGACTTCGTTATTTAATGTTTTGGGAACAATACGTAATGAGCTTGGCGAACATATGCCATATAAGATTTTGCAAATTCCTAGGGCCGAAGCTGACGATGTTATAGCTTCACTGTGCCATGAATACGGTAAGACCATGCGAAACGCCGGAGAAAATATTATGATTGTGTCGGGCGATAAGGACTTTGCCCAGCTTCAGAAATATGCCAACGTGTATCAATATGCGCCGATACAAAAAAGGAATATCACCGTAGATAATCCCGAAAGATTTTTACGCGAGCATATTATGCTTGGCGACCGAGGCGATGGCGTACCTAATTTTCTATCTGACGATGATACTTTCGTTTCTGATAAACGCCAGAAGCCCGTAATGCGTAAGAAACTGGACGAATGGTCTGTCCTCGATCCTACTATCTTTTGCGATGATGAAATGCTACGCAACTATAGGAGAAATGAGGAACTAATCAATCTTGATAAGATTCCGAAGGCTATTCAGCAAGAGGTGATCACTCAGTTTACTACGCAAACGCCATCACCTCGATCAAAGATATTAAATTATTTTATTCGTTATCGGCTAAGCAATCTAACTGAACATATTGGAGAATTTTAATGATTAAATCACTATCTAGTATTATTCTCGAAATAGAAAAGCAGACTACCGACGAAGCTCAGGCCGACGTTATGAGAAAGAATAGCAGTGCTGCACTAAAGACTATTATTGGCTATGCGCTTGATCCTGGCGTCACGTGGATGATTCCGTCCGGTGCACCGCCCTATAAGCCGCTACATGATGCTGCGGATCAAGAGGGTAAACTATATTCGGAATGCGTTCGTATGTTCATATATTTTGTCGATAGTCCAGAGAATCGAAATATTACACAGGTTAAACGCGAACAGCTATTCATTCAGCTACTTGAATCTGTTGATCACGATGATGCTAAACTGATATTGCGTGTGAAGGATAAGGCTCTTAATATTTCTCGTAAGGCCGCGAGATTGGCTTTCCCTAATATGACTAAAAATTGGCCGGAATGATTGCGTTTGTAATTGGCAATGGAACAAGCCGATTAGGGTTTAATCTTCGCCAACTCATTGGTCTAGGCCAAATATACGGATGCAATGCGCTATATCGAGAATATGCACCAAATTATGATCTGCCGAATTATCTAATTGCCATAGATGACGGAATGATAGAGGAGATTCAAAATAGTGATTTTCCCAAGAATAGATTCATTATTCCACCACTTAGCGAACGATGGGAACCAAAAGAATGTAATCCAAATCAGCCTCGTAGTAATGCGGGTATCAATGCAATGATTGAAGCTATTCGGCACGGAGCGACTACCGTAATTGGGCTGGGGTTTGATTTCATGCTGAATGATGTGGGTCAATCTGTTAGTAATGCATATGACGGAACTATCAATTATGGTCCAAACACTCGTGCGCGGCATGAAGATAATTCGGGGCGCGTGCGATATCTGAATTGGCTAGTGTCTAATAATCCCACTGTCGATTTTTTACTATGCTATGAGTATCAAGCCGATAATATGCTGCGTCGTATGCCCTCATTCAATAGTAATATTTCCACGATTACGTATAAGCAGCTATTGAATAATATTAGCGACTAGCATTAGGATTCTCGTCTATTGTGAATGAGGTAAACCAATGAATACTATTCGTCTTCATATTCGCGGGCAGATGGGAGTCCAGATTCTTCAAGCCGCGACCGCAATTTCGGTTATCAATAGCGACGAAGAACCAATTCTCTGCGTAAATACGGGCGGTAACTTATCATACGATTCGACAAACAAGCTACAGAATGTTTTTGATGCAAACTGTCGAATAGTTGAAATTGACACGACTCGCAAGACACCGTATTGGGTAGAAGGATCTGCTAGGTATATATTCAAAAATAGAGACAAAATTTTTCGCTGGCTCACGCCTAAGACTCACATCTCATCTAATCCCGATACTATTGGTCGTCTTGGTGTTCATATTCGTGGTAAGGATAAACACGTTGCGTCAGTTGAGTCATATAAGCATCTCCTGACTATAGCCCACGCCGATAGCGTCACTCATGCGAATGGACCCGAGTCACTAGTCATTTATTCGGACGACTCCGATCTAACATCAGAAACATATCCTGATTATGCGATATCAAATCAATCAAGTATCGCCGATTGGATTGATCTATATAATTCCGATATTGTATATGCTGCACCAAGCGCTTTCATAATGAGTATGTTGATTTTCAATCCTAATAAGCGCATTGTATTTTTGGGAGATAAATATTGCGACGGACCTTATATTGATTATCGACATGATATGTTGTTTCTCCGCGAATGCCAAACCCATTGTAAGAATGTGACAATATTAGATGCTTGATAATGTCCTAGAATTCTGTGATGCCTCGGCCGACATCCGCGCACGACTGGAAGATATCATATTCAATGCGAAAAGTAGTCGCACTAGAAATGAGGCGCGCGCTTACGCTCGGCAAGCATTTGAGCTTCTAGCTCCAAACGCAAGTGCAGATGTTCTACTGAGTTCAACAAAGGATTTTACTCGTCTCAATTGTGACACTCATAGTTGTCGAGCGGGAATACATGTGGTAAGATCGTATTTCGCTCATCTCATTAGAAATATGCATAGGGCTGAAACCAAATATTGCACTGAATATTCGAAAGAGTACGATGAGCATGGTATTGTGGTCGTTCATGATTTCCTGGAAGATACATTACGTAATGAAGTGATTGCTGAAATTCAAAAAATGCCAGAAACTGTAATGAAGATTCCTTCTAACATTATATCATTCAATACGGAGTCAATCGCACTCAATATCATGCTCAATGAGAGCTATATGAGACCAATAATATTTGATTGCCTGGCTTATACGCGCCCAGAAGTATATGATTTGTATGCGAAGAATACATTTGTTCAGCGATTGAAAATTGTGCCCAAAGATGGTGATGTGCAGAAGATTTTACATTCTGATACGTTCTTTCCCTGCATCAAGTGGTGGTATTTTCCCGACGAGGTAAAGCTGGAGAATGGGCCTTTTGTATATGCGCCTGGGTCACACGTATTCACGCGCGGCCGCGCGAAGTTTATATATGAACAATCTATTGCAGTAGCAACCTATAAATTGGAGGCGACAAGAACCTATGGGCATGCCGAGGGGTCGCTGCGAGTGTTCGAGAATGAGCTAAGCGAGATGGGTTTTGCCGAAAAGCCGTATATGGTTCCCGCAAATTCATTGATTGTCGCAAATGTTTATGGATTTCATCGGCGCAGTGAAGTAGTAGCCGTGAGTCATAGGGATTCCGTGCATGGCTCAATTCGCGTGAATACGCCTTTCGTCTGAATATTGATGATTACACTAGACAAAATCTCATAAATAGAAAATACCGTACGTCTCGATGACGACAAGAAAGGAGCCAAATGCACCACAACGAAGATCATACGGCTCGGTTTATTATCATTAACACGATGCTACTGACTCTTATGGGCGTAGCATTTTGGGCCAACTTTCTTACGGGCTTTCTCATGTTGAGTGTCATGGAATATTTCATGATAGGGTTTCTGTCTGTTTATTTCGTTTTTGGAGCATTCAAAGCTTGGCGTGAAGACTGGGTTGTTGTGCGGCATATTGCGAACGGGCTGCCTATGTGGGCTCTGACGTTCACGGGAATTGGTATCATCAGTGCAGCGATTGGATTGACGAATACAGACACAACAACCCTCTTAACGGTATTTAAGAATCTCGCATTGGCCATTTCACCCAATGTGGTTGGTGTGTTTTTTATGGTGTGGTTACGCGAAATTGCCATATGGTGTGGGCATGAGGAAACCTAGTGTTGGTTTTGAGTGGTCATATAGGGATCTACTATTCACTCTTCTGATTGCCTTTATGGCTATGTCTATTTTGGCACTGATTGCGGTTAAAAAAGAAGAAACCGCAAATTCTATCAATCAGGGCAATATTATGGTAGAATTGATGTGGGAGAAAAATGTCGATGCTGATATTGACTTGTGGGTGCAAGCTCCCAACGAAGCTTCTGTAGGCTATGCAAACAAGAGCGGCCCGACATTCAATCTATTGCGTGATGATCTAGGCAAATCTTTTGATTCCGAATCAAGAAATCAAGAAATCGCCGTTGCTCGCGGGCTTAAGTCTGGACCATATGTTGTCAATGTCTACTATTTTAACAGCCCTATGATGAATCGATCCGTCGAGTGCATTATCACAGTGACGATATTCAAAAACAACACGCTTCGGGTTCTCACGCGCGAAAAAGTCGTCCTTCATTCGATTCGAGATGAAGCAACTGTCATCAGATTTTCACTTGATGGCGAGGGCAATCTCGTCCCTAATTCATTCAATAAGGTGTTCAAGTCAATAAGTGGAATAGTCAGGGCTCAATAACATGTCAATCATTCTGTTCTATTTCTTCATTGTTGGATT